CCTTTGAGGAGACTGGACTCCGCGGCAACATCGTGGCGCACTTGGGCGACTACGAGGGCGACACATCCTTCACGCGCCTTTATCTGGCGCACCGGGCTGAGGGCGTGCCGCAGCACCATGGCTGGGAGTCCGAGGCCGTGCTCCTGGCCCATCCAGAAGATCTGCCTAAGCTGCTTAACAAGCAGCGGGACCGTGACGTTGCGGCGGACCTGATGGGGCATCCGAAGCACCCGTGGAACGCATCGAAGGCGCCTGTACCGGGGCCAACGCCGCAGGCGATGGAGGCGGTGAAGGACGCTACGCTGCCAGACTACTTCGATATGGGGCATTGGAAGCAGACCGGCCCGCAGCTGGGCAGCAATCCGGGCGGAGAGTATACGACGACGGGTGGCCAGAAGTGGTATGTGAAGTTCCCGAAGACGGAGGAGCATGCCCGGAATGAGCAGCTGACGAATGAGCTGTATAGGCTGACGGGCGCGAACGTGCCCCACACAATGATAGTGAAGCAGGGTGACAAGATCGGCATTGCCAGTCACATGCTGCCAGAGCATATGACAACGATGGACAAGGCATCTCCGGAGGCTCAGAAGCTGCTTCACCCGGGTCTGCATGAGCACTTCGCCACAGATGCGTGGCTGGCCAATCGGGACGTGCTGGGATTGACCAATGACAACATTATGTACCATCCGGGCACTAATCAGACTGTGCGGATTGATCAGGGAGGAGGCCTGCACTTCAGGGCTCAGGGCGAGCCGAAGACCGACTTCGGTGGGCATGTTAGCGAATGGGACTATATGCTGAACAAAGGGAAGGCGAAAGCCGTCTTTGGAAGCATGACGCCTGAGAAGCAGGTCGAGTCTATCAATCGGGTGCTGGATGTACCAGGCATGGCTATTCATGACGCTATCAGCAAGTATGGGCCGAAGGACCCTGCCAAGGCCAATGATCTGTTTGAGAAGCTGCTTGACCGGCAGAACCACCTGAAGAATATCAGGGATGTTACTGCAGCCAAAATTCCTGCCGCGGCGAAAGGCGAATGGCCCTCGCTTGAGTCGGAGATGGAGAAGCTGCTGAACAGGCCCTCTTGGCTTGAGACGGTGAAGGCCAAGACTGGGCCGCTGGCAGCGCCGAAGCCAGAGGCAGTCACGTTTGCTACGGCCGGGCGCGAGGGAGACTTCTTTGTACATGCTGGAGACAAGAAGGTAGGCGAGATCACACATCTCGGCAGGGATCACCCGACTCATCCGAATATGTACATGGTCGAGATGCGAGGCAGCGATGAGCCCATATTCTTCTATTCGGAGGGGGGAGCAAAGAAGTGGGCTGAGCTTGGTCACAATTTGATGGAATCGACTGTGCCGAAGGCGCCGCCTCCTTCGGCGCCAGCAAGGGCCCAAACGGAACCCTGGCTGGCCAAGCCTAAGAAGCCGTCAGCGGAGACCGATTTGGGGGCCGCTGCGAAGAAGGGCGAAAGCCCGGACAATCCGCTGACGCAGCGCGAGGTCAGGGATCTGACTTGGCACCATGGAGAAGAAGCGCTGAAACGAGCGCCGTATGCACCGGGGCCGGGTGAGACGAGTAAGTACGGTGCCTCTAAGACCCCGACTTATCATGATCCGCTTGAAGTGATCCCGAAGGAGAAAGACGCCCTGAAGAACATGCTGTTGCGCTGGATGCAGGCTGGCTATCCGGAAGCGAAGCAGGCTTCACCGTTTCAGCAGATGGCATTTCGAGGAGTGCGGAAGGCGCCGCGAGAGTTTCCAACGCCTGGCAGCGATTTAGAAGCATACTACAGCACCTCGGACCCGGCCCTGGCCATGCGTTATGCGATTGGCGAGGGCACACGGCCAGAGCACTTCTGGCAGGGTAGCGACCCGATGCAGCAGGCTCGTGTGCAGCACCTGCTGCTCGACACGCGGAATTATCTGCACGTCGATGCGGAGGGCAAGGACTGGACAGAGGTGCATAGGTATGCGGCGAATGAGGCCGCTCGGCGCGGCAAGCACGGTGTTGTCATAAACCGGACCCATGACGAGCCTAGTGCGTCGCCACGGCATCCGCCTGTGACTGTGTACTTGACGTTCCGGCCTGGGATGCACACGATCCGTACGCGTGGGGCCGAGTTCGACCCGGCCAAGTTTGGCAAGCTGGGGCTGAAGCACGGCATCGCGGGGCCAGGCATAGTCGCTGCATATAGTCATGCTGGGGCCCCCGAAGAGTATGATGAGCGGGGCAGTAACGCGCTGGGAGCACGATGAGGTACACGCCCTGCCACAAGATGGTCCGGGCTGTGGCAATCGAGATGGCTGGCGCGCTATACGATGAGATCATGAAGGACAATAGGGTCTATGGGATGTGGCGGGCCGCTTATCCGGCGCTGGATGCAGTGGCTATGGAAGTGGCTTTCATCGAAATGATGTGGCCAAAGCTGATCGAGCAGGCGCGGGCCACGTTGGCGGGCATGCTGCACGGCCGCGAACAGTCGCCCTTGCATGACGAAATTGCGACCGCCCTAATGGACGACAATCAATTCCGCGCGGCCCGCATGAGGGCTGAGGCCCGCTGGAGACGCAAGCACGGATTCGGAAATGGCAGATGACCCTAGCGTGATGCCGGGTACTGTGGCTTCGCCCGGTGGAGAGACGGCCGCCGCACCGGAGACGGAGCCGTCTCTCGCTCCTTCTATTAAGGCCAGGATGGATGAGTTAACTGCTGAGAAATGGTCGAAGCATCGGGAGGCGGCAGCGGCCGAGGCCCGGGCCCGGATTGCGGAGCAGGGCCTGGCTGAGGCGAACGCCCGGCTGGCGGCGTACGGGGCTGCTGGACAGCAGCCGATGGGCGCCCCGCTACAGGCACCGCACCCGTCTGGCCGGGAGACAGCCGCGGAGATCGAGGCCCGGGCGCAGGAGCTTGCTCGGTCGCAGATGTTCAATGAGAAGTGCGCTGACGTGTATCGGAACGGCTGCTCACAGTTCCCTGATTTCCAGACTAAACTGGGCGAGCTTAACCGCATGGTGGGTGGGAACCTGCCACGCGAATTTGTCGAGGCTGCGCTGGCGACAGGCAAGGCGCATGAGGCGATATACAAAGTCGCCTCCGACCCGTCGATTGCGGACCGAGTCATGACCATGACCCCGTATCAGCAGGTCGTTGAGATGGACCGTCTCGTGCGCGGGGGGGCTGCCCAGCAGTCCCCACCTCTCTCTGGCGCGCCTCGGCCGATTAGCCCTCAGGTCGGAATGCGGGGCACAGCCCCGATGACGACGCTCGAGGATGAGAACCTCCCGATGGAGGACTGGATCAAGCTCCGGGAGAAAGATCTCAAGGACCGAGGGGTTCATCCCCGGCTGGCGTGACCCGGGGTCGCTTGCGCCCGCACTGCGGGCTTAGGGTCGAGACTCAGGCACTCGACGCGGCGCTAAAATGCGCATTAGCGAAACCGCGCAAGCGAGGCCTGGACCATGTCATCCCTTCTGACGATCAATATGATTACCCGAGAGGCCGTCAGGCTTTGGAAGAACTCGAACGAGTTTATCCGCCTGGTCGACCAGCAATATGACGACCAGTACGCGAAGACCGGGGCCAAGATTGGCTCTGCGTTGCGCATCCGGTATCCGAACGACTTCACGGTCCGCACAGGGCCTGCGGCTCAGGTGCAGGACACGACGGAGACGAGCACCACGCTGGTGTTGGCCACGCAGAAGGGCGTGGACGTGAGCTATAGCTCACAGGAACGCACCATGCAGCTGGACGACTTCAGCCGCCGGACGCTCGCACCGATGGTCAATAACCTGGCTGGTGCCGTGGCGGCAGACACTATGTCGGGCGTTGAGTCTGGCATTAGCAACATCCAGAGCAACCTGGACTCCGGTGGCAACCTGATCTCGCCTGTGGCGCAGACATGGCTGCTGGCGGGCGCCCAACTGGATATCAATTCAGCACCCCGCGAGAACCGGCGCATCATAGCCGATCCGCTGACAATGGCCCGCACGGTCGCAACTCTCGCGGGGTTGCTGAACCCACAGGGCAGCATCAGCCGACAATATGAATCAGGCCAGATGGCTGATGCGCTGGGCTTCACGTGGTTCCAAGACCAGACCGTTATTAAGCACACTACCGCGACCTACACGGCAGGCTTCACGGTCAGCAGTGCTGGTCAGACTGGCCTGAGCATTAGCGTCTCGGCGATCACGGGTGGCCTCAACCAGGGCGACATTGTGACGTTCCCTGGGGCCAATGCGGTCAACCATATCACGAAGGTCTCAACGCAGACCCCGAAGCAATTCGTCGTCACGAGCGCTGTGGCCACTGGCGGCACAAGCATCCCGATCTACCCGGCGCTTATCCCGGCCGGGCCAGGCGGCGTGCAGGTGCAGTATCAGACAGTTGACAATAGCCCAACGAACGGCGTGGCGGTGACTGTCACGACTGCACCGACGCTGACGTACCGGAAGAACTTTGTGTTCGCGCCGCAGGCCGTGACGCTGGCCATGGCGGACCTGGAGCTGCCGAAGGGCGTCCATGAAGCTGCCCGGGAGTCCTATGATGGGATAGCGATGCGTATGGTCAGCGCCTACAACGTGCAGACCGACCAGTTCATCACCCGTCTGGACGTGCTGTATGGCTACCTGTGGCTTCGGCCGGAGTGGGCCTGCGTGGTGCCAGACATTGTGTAGTATGGAGGACTTATGCTGGATATCTATAAGAAGATGGAGGCTGAAGGCAAGATCGGCAAGTTCTTCAAGGACACTGACGGGTCACTGAAGGCGAGGCCGTTCATGGAGTTCCCGAAGACGATTAGGGTGCAACGGCCTGACGGCACAATCATGGAGAAGGTAGTCCACTCGGCCCGGGAGGAGATTGCCGCCCAGAGCTTCGAGTCGGCGGCGGCTGAAGTTGATCCGGTCGTCAAGGAGCGGAACGAGCTGCTGGAGATGGTCGCGGAGCGGGACGCCAAGGCCCAGGTCAAAGACCAGGAAATGGCTCAGATGCGGGCCGAGCTGGATGAGATGCGGAAGCTGCTGATGAGCAGGCCCGTAGCCAAGGCGGAAGCTGAAGGCGACGAATGAGTGCTTTGGTCCCGACCACGCCGCAGGACCTGCTGACCCTTGCGCTGACGGATGCTGGGATTGTCGCGCAAGGGCAGACCCCGTCGGATTGGGACATGGATAACGGCTTCGCTAGGCTCAATTTCATGCTTGGGGAGTGGGCGCAGAAGCGGTGGACGCTGTATCACAATGTCGATGTATCGGTTATGTCAACGGGGCAGACTTCGCCGTATACTGTGGGGCCCAGTGGCCAGATCAATGTGACAGAGCGTCCAGATAAACTTGAAGCCGCTTACTTCCGCCAGATCATACCGACCGCGGCGCCCAACCAGTTCGACACGCCGTTGGACATTCTGCATAGCTACGAGGACTGGGCACAGGTCTCAATGAAGCAGCTGACAAGCTTCAGCAACTGCATATTTTATGACAGCGATTGGCCTCTGGGCAAGGCCTACCCGTGGCCGGTCATGCTGGCCAATATCTACGAGCTGCACCTGATCCTGAAGATGGTCCTGAGCAACTTCGCGGCGCTTACGGACACAATATCACTGCCGAGGCCCTATTTCAGCGTTATACATCTGAACATGGCACAGCGACTGCGCGCAGCCTATAATCTGCCGCCGCAGCCTCGGATTGATGCGCTGGTGCGGAACAGCATGGCGGCGCTGAGAGGCGGCAACACGCAGATCGGGCGGCTGTACATGCCGCGGGAACTGGTCAAGCGTGGCGTCTATAACCCGTACAGTGATCAGGTGCAGTGACCTGTGACATACACTGGCAGCTACCCGATGGATCAGACTCAGCTGCTGAATATCAAGCTTCGTCCCCGGCGGCAGGAACAACTGTCGGGGCAGGCCCAGATAGTCTATACGGACCGGCAAATCGACACACCGCTGGACAGCGCGACATTCACGTCGGAGGGCATTACGGTTGTGATATCGCTGTCGCAGCAGGACCCGTCGTCCCTCGTTGATCAGCTGAATGCCGCAGGCATTCCGTGTACCATCGACCGGAGCGGCATACTTGTGCTGACTGGGACGGACAGAATACCTACCTCGAACGATCCGAACGTGATTGAGGCGCTGGGCTTCAGGCATGGCTATGAGCTGCGGGAGGACAGCGGCCTGGAACTGCGCGATGGGTCGCCCTGGGGCATCCCGTGGCAGGAGCTGCGAGAATAGCTGATGGTGCTTAATCCGCAGAACCTGACCACGACGCAAGAGGTCCCGGCCGGGCCACTGGCCGGTGCGGAGCTTGTTCGCATTGTGCAGAACGGGCTGAACGCGAAGAGCACACTGGCGTCGCTCGGCAGCTTCTCTACCGGCCTTGGCACGGTGGGGGCTGGCAACACGGGCTTTGTGGCAGCGACTAGGACTGCCGCGGCGGCTGCGACCATTCCCGCCACGGTGCAGTTTGTCTCTACGCGGGGCTTCGCGGCTGTTGGGGACGGCGGTGACGGCCTGTACTCGAAGGTTGGCGGCACCACACCCGGGGGCTTCCAGTCTGCCGATGGTGCGTGGTGGCAGCTGGATGTCAGCAATGGCGCGAATGTGCGGGCATTTGGTGCCGACCCCACGGGGAACATTGACGCAACAGTCGTGTTCGAAACTGCAATAGCGGCAGCCGTTGCGAATGGCGACGGGGTTCCGGTTATTGCCAGAGGCACTTTTCTGTTAACCCCTCCGTCCGATGCTTTCTTTGGCAGGGCTACTGGCCCGGTCATTATCAGAGCCAGCGGAACTTGGAACCTCACCGCCACCTATATTCAAGGCAATTTTGTGCATGTCATAGGCGAGGGCGGATTCGATGGACAGCAATTTGCTGTTGGGCCGCACTATCTAACGGTTAACGGACCGGGAGGTGGACTGGACGCATGGAGAACCGAAAGCCAGTTTCACCACTACATGGCGAATGTCCAGATCATAAACCCCGGTAGCGGGGGGATTGGCTTGCATCTTAAGGGTGCAGACTCCGCCACACATCAAACCCAAGGGGCGCTGTCAAAGTTCGAGAATGTCCAGGTTCAACAGTTTGGCGCCGACCCGGCAATTCAAATTGATAATTGGTTTTGGGTCTGGATGTCCCGTTGTCGCGTTAATACTTCTGGCTCTAACCAAAAAGCCATGTACATCACCAACGATCCCAGCGCAGGCAGCGCAAAGTCTGGGCTTATCTATATTAATGATTTCATCTATTCCGGTGGCGGCATTTACATCGACGCGATCAACGCAGACCAGACTACTGGAATACAATTCCGCGATCTTACTCACGAGGATTCCGTTGCCCCCTCGTTCACACTCGATGGCAGTGCCGGAGGCATCGTAGAGGCAATAGGCATACATAATTTCACGGCGGCGGATGCGGTCAGCGGTGGTAGCGGCCTGCACATTAAAGGGTACGTGGTTGGTGTCACCCTGACAGGTGCGAACGACCTGAAAAATGACATTACTGTTGAGTCCGGAGGGGTGTTGACTGGCCTCTCGATGGACAATTCAACTGCAGGCAGTCCGGACTTCAGGTTCGTGCGGCACCTGTTAGCCTGACTTTGCCGAATACATCGGCAAACGGACAGGACGCCTCAAACTGGGACGCAGAGGCGGTGGCGCAAGGCACGGCCACGATTTCGTACGGGATCGTTGCGCCGGATGGGACACCAACTGCGGCCAAGATCACGACAGTAGGAGGATTTCAGAGGTTCATCATTGACAGTCGTAGTATCACCCCTGCTGTCGGGGACATCGTCATCTGGGGCGGCTGGTTGCAGAATCCAAACTATGCGACGAAAAATCTGGAGACGAATGCACTATCTTTGAGGTGGACCAATACTGCCATCCATTTTGATACTTCTGGCAATAACATAGTTGGGCTTAATCAGATGGGGTGGGCGGTTCCGAGTGGCTCGCACAACAGTCCGCTCGCGGCTCGCAGTAGTCCGAGCTGGCTGCCGATTGCTGGTATTGCCAAAATCGCTGCGGTGTCCGGAAGTCCGGAAACCTTGGCACTCAGATTTGTTGTCGATGATACTGCCGGCACTAACAATCCCGATGTTGTCGCTTGGCAGCCGTTCTATTACTATTTCGCCGCTGGCACGATCACAGTAGACGAGGCGACACGGCTCTGGCAATCGTTGCGACGCGGGACAGTTGGTGGTGTTGCTGGCGACATCGCGCTGCTCGACCACCACAAGCTCCGACTCGGAGGTGGCAGCCGCCTGGACAGCGCGGCCGCGCAGCCGGTCAGGCGGGTCTATGCGGTGGGGGACAAGACGCTTGATACTACGAATGTGTCGAACGGCTGGCTGTGTGTGCAGGCTGGGGGCGCTTTCAGTACGACCCGGGCGAATACCACGGCCTATGCGACGGGGGTCTGGGCGGCGTGGCCGAGCGGCACGACCGTTGTGGAGTGTACGCAGTCGGGAACGACTGCCGGCAGCCCGCCGACTGCACCGACGACTGTGGGGCAGGTAGTCACGGATGGTGGGGCCAAATGGACTTGCCGGGCGCTGACACATGCGGGCTTCGCCCAGCGGATCGAGCGACAGACCACGATACAGACCGGGGCATCGTACACGGTCCTGCCGCAGGATATTGGCGTGATATGTAATCATGCTGGTGGATCACTTACGCTGACGCTGCCGGACCCGGCGGCTTATCAGGGGAGGGCACTGTACGTGAAGAACCTCTCTGGTACGGGCAACGTGGTAAGTTCGTTGTCGAATGTACTGACGATAGGCGGCACCGTGCCCGGCATACTCATACTGGGGACGGCCATTGGGCCTGCTGCGTGGGCTGAGATAATATCTGATGGGACTAATTGGGTCACGATGACTGGCAACTAGCTAATGACAGGAGATGAGCCATGGCTTTTGTGGGTGTATTCCCGGTACAGGACGATCCTATCACGTACAGGCCACCTATCGGCCCGGGCGGGCCGGTCGGCACGTCGCAGGTCCAGCAGTCTGCAGTTGCTGGCATTGCGGATCGGACTATCACGATGCCGAGGGACCTGACCACGCTGACGAGCGGCGGGGTCACGGTGGTGCTCAATCCGTCGATGCAGGACCCAAGTTCGTACATTGGGCAGCTGAATGCGGCGGGCATTCCGTGTACGATCAACATACTCGGGGAGCTGGTGCTGACGGCGGTTAGCGTTGTGCCGACGGCGAGCGACGCGAACTTGTTGAAGGTACTGGGCCTGACGTAAGGGCTTAGGGGCCACCTAGGGATTTACATAGGTGGCCTGTGTATGCTGCGTGCTAAATGCCATGCTGGAGAATGTTATGGCAGGTAGGAAGCCAACTCACGGTATGCGATACCACCCGGCGTATAATGTCTGGACGCAGATGCGCAGTCGTTGCTTCTCCAACACCAATAAGGACTGGAAGAACTATGGTGGTCGGGGAATAGCTATCTGCGGGAGATGGAACGATTTCGAGCTGTTCTGGGATGACATGGGCCCGACTTACGAGTCAGGACTCACGATCGAGAGGATAGACAACTACGGAGACTACACTCCACAGAATTGTATCTGGGCGACGAGAGCTGTCCAGTTGAGAAATACCAGAAGGAATATGAACAAAGCTAACTGCGTTTAGGTTCACCCCCCGGGTTGTCCGGCATTAGAAATGGAGACGTGCTATGCTTCTGCTTCAACCCTTCCAGTCAGGCTTCAGGCTGATAGACGGCGACGACCTCAATAAGCTGGCCGCACGGCTCAACTCGTTCGAGCCACAGGCTGGCTTTGGTGCAGCGACTAATACAACAAGCTTCACTGCAACTCCGGCCCAGATCTCGGGCAGTATCTCGACGCAGGTGCTTAATCTGACGGGCACGCTGGGCAGCGGCCAGAACGTGACACTGCCCACTGTCGCGTCACTTGTTGCGTATCTGGTGACGCAGGGCATTGTGCCGCAGGTCGGTGACTCGTATGAGTTGAACATTATCAACTCATCCGGCGGTGCCTTCGCGTGGACTGTCCTGACGAACACCGGATGGACGCTCAACGGTACGATGACAATCGCACAGAACACTATGCGGCGCTTCACAGTCACATTTACTGCCCTTGGGTCGAGTCCGACCGCTACGCTGCAGAGCCTGGGCCAAGTCGCGGTCACTGCGGTATGAAAAAGCTCTTACTTGCACTGCTGTTGCTGGCGTCGCCAGCAGCGGCACAGACGCCTACGTGGCTTTGCCAGCCGGGGCCAAGCGGCTGCGTTCCGCAGGGCACGTACACTATGTCTGGCACGGTGGTTGGCGCAGGCACCGGCACGACCGGGGCGGTGACGGCCACGTTGGCAGGCGCTGCGAATAAGACTACGTATGTGTGTGGGGTCCAGGTCAGCTCGACTGGCAGCGGTGCCTCAGCGGTCACGGTTACGCCGCTGGGGACTGGGGGCGCTACCTTTACGTACCAGCTTACGGCCCCTGGCAACTTCTCGATGCTGTACAATCCGTGCATCCCGGCCAATGCGCAGAACACTGCGATCACGGTGACGGCTGGGGCGAACGGCACGGCCACGGCAGTTGATGTTAATGCGTGGGGCTATCAGCAGTGAGTCTGCTCATCCCGCCCATACCACTTCAGCAGGAGACCTATAACCCGGTCCCCAACGAGATCATCAACTGGATGATCCGAGTGCTCAATGGCAATGCCCCGGGTGCGGCGTTTGTTAGTGACTGGTCGCTAGTGGGCATCGAGTTTGTTATTGATGGAGGCGGTACGGCAATTCAGTCGGGCATCAAAGGGGACCTGGAGATACCGTTTGACTGTAAGATCAACCGGGCGACACTTGTGGCCGATCAGACGACCAACATGGTCGTGGATGTCTGGAGGGCCCCCTACGCAGCTTTCCCGCCGACTGCTGCCAATAGCATTACCGGCGGCAACCCACCGACGATCACGGGCGCGCTGGATTATCAGGACTCAGCGCTTGCCGGATGGGACACGGCGATAAACGCGGGAGACATACTCCGGTACAACGTCGTTAGCGTGTCGGCAGCGCAGAGGGTCACGCTGTCGCTTAAGGCTACTAAGATCTGACCCTATGGAGAGCCGACATGGCGACCTATCAGATTAATGCTAACCAGTCTGCGGCTGCTAACGCAGCCAGAGGCTCGATGGCGCTGTGGACGGTGTCCACGACGCTGCGGAGGCTGAAGATCTATGAGTTTGACGTCGGTGCGAGTGCGGCGCCGGCGGCAACTGACTGTAACTTCAATATCGTGCTGCAGCGCATGTTCTACACGTCGCAGGTGGTCGGAACGTCCTATACGCCCAACCCGACTGACCCGGCAGACGGCGCTGGCGCGGCCACTTCGCTGGTGAACATCAGCACCGAGTTGAACGCCAATTCGCAGAGCACTGGCTTGCCGGAGTACAACAATGGTATGAACCAGCGCAATACGATCCGGTGGGTTGCTGCGCAGGAGTCTCAGTTCCTGATCAGCGCGGCGACAGCGCTTGCTGGCCACTACATGACTGTGGCATGCCCCGGCGCGGCTTATACCTCTGGCATCCAGACCAACGTCTGGTATCTGGAATAGCTGATGTCAAACGTAGCCGCGTTCGTCTTGGCTGCCTGCGACGACGGCCCGATGCTCGTCGCCCGGACCGATGTGCAGCATGGGAAAGGTGCGAAGGGCAACTTCGTCTGCGGCGTTGGAGTTTGTCTACTGGAGACAGGCTCACACGCCCAGGACGAGATCGACAACCTGCTGAAGCTCTCCTCGGCGCGCCATGCTAGGCAGCCGGGCCCATTCATGGTGCTAGACATTGGAGCCAATATTGGCAGTCACACCGTGCCATGGGCCAAGTTCATGCATGGCTGGGGCAGCGTGCTGGCGTTCGAGGCCCAGGAGCGGCTGTTCTATGCGCTGTGTGGTAACATCACGCTGAATAATTTGTTCAATGCCAGGGCGATGTGGGCAGCAATAACTGATAACTCTGGCTATATGAGGGGCCCGACTGTGGACTATCAGCGTATTGGGACTAGCTTTGGCAGCGTGTCGATGCTTGCCGAGCATAATGCGGAGCAGCCGGTGCAGGACTATCTGCAGGTCATTCCAGCGCTGTCGATCGACAGCCTGCACCTGACGCGGGTGGACATGATGAAAATCGACGTCGAGGGCATGGAGCCGCGGGTGCTCAAGGGGGCTCGGCGGACTGTGGAGCGGAGCCTGCCGATCATCTCGGCCGAACATCCGATCTGTGGCAAAGAGGCCCTGCTTGCGGAGTTGCCTACGAGCTACCGACACCTGGAGGTGGGTGACAACGTGCTTTGCATGCATAAGGACGACCCGATGTGGGACTCGTTCAAAGTGGTGGAGGCGGCATGAGCGGGCTGGAGGCGGCATGAGCGGCTATGCGGAGAAGCTGTTCGAGCGGGCG